AATAGTTTCCCATAGCACTATTTATACAATTCCCCTCCTCCTCATTTCAGATTCAATTTCCTCAAGTTTTTTCTTTTCCTCAATCATCTTTTTCTTAAAAATCACACGGTCATTATACATTTTCTCCATCAGTTCTGGAAGAAATCCACGCACATCTTTACGATACATCGCACCATTTGCACAGACTGCTTTGTCCTTATACAGTTCAAATGTCAGTTCTTGATTTAGAATCTTATCCACAGTTACAGTCGGGTGTCTTTCATCTAAGAGAGTTTCTGGGCTTATATTAAACTGCATGATCAGGTGAGGGTATAGGGAGTTGAGGTCAAAACTCACCACATAGTCATACATTCCTGGAATCGGTTCTTTCACATAAGCACCAGCATACTTGGAGTCCTTATCAGAACGCTCCTTTGGAGGAATTACAATGTTTCTATTTTTGAGATAGTTGTAGATGATTGTATCCCACATTCTAACTTGATAGAACACATCAACAAAATTTACCTTTGCGTCATATGCCATCGTGATTGCAAGTTCAATCAGTTTCATCTTGTCTTCCAAACGGTCAACAAGTTCTACGTCAACAATGTTATATTCGACAAACTTATTCCACCCTTTTGTATAAAAATCTTTAAAGGTATCAAACTCAGAGTGGTCAAGTTTCTTTTGTCCTAATTCAACATTAGCAATGTAATCTAGCCGATATGATTCTTGTGTCTTGTAGGTAAACTTTTTGTACAGGTCCAAGTAGTCAAGTTGAGTAACTCCGCCAATATCAAAAGCAATGTTCTTTCGACCTGAAATCCATACCTCTTCTTGTGTCACAAGTCCCCAAGGAGAGATTCGTTTAAGTGCCTTTTCCCCAAGAACACGATTAATTCTTCCACAGATGTATGGAATATCATAAAGTTGAACATTCCAACCAGTGATCACTTCTGGTGTATGAGTTGCCCACCACTCTAAAAAGTTCTGCAAAAGAGATTGTTCACTTTCACACAAAATGTATTTGGCATTAGGGTTTGTTGATTTAAAAGGTTTTCTTCCCCAAGTAGTAATTTTTTTAGTTGAGTAGTCTTGAATAGTAATCAAAAGCATCTCTTCTGAACACGATTCTGTGTTAGGGAATCCATATTCAGATTGAACCTCAATATCAAGAGTGATTAAATTGATTTTAGAAATATCGAATTTGATTTCATCTTCTGGATATTTTTCAGAGATATATTGACATATATACTTTTCATTTCCATAGATTTCAAATCCCTCTACATTGTCATATTTTTTATAAAATTCTCTACAATCTCGCACAAATCCTGGTTGAATTGCTTCAACATATTGACCAGAAAGAGTTTTATATTTTGTTTTTTTGTTTGACTTCACAAAGAGAGTTGGTTTAAACTCCTCTGTGGTCATGAAACTTTTTCCATTTTCATAACCACGAACAAGAAATCGATTGCCAACCATCTGCACATTAGTATAAAATCGCACTAGTCAGTTACCTTCTGATATCGTTCAAGTAGTTTAGTGTTTGGTTCTGCGATTGTTAAAATTTTATCAGAATGAACCATGAACTCATTCTGAGATGTAAAGTCTAATAACCAAGGAGTTAACGTCCCATCATTTAAATTAACACAAAATGGATTTACTAATTTACAGTCTGGTTCTCCTAACTCTGAACCAACCTCTTCAATTTGTGAGATCAGTGTCTGATTTGCCAGAACTAATAGTTTTATCATCCTTTAATACCTCATTAATGTACATCTTACGAAGATTATCAACTGGTTCAGTCATTGTCACAACCCAGTCAACATTTATTGGAATCTTAGCATCCTTAGAAAGTGGCATCCAGGGAAACATTTTAATTTTAAATCCCTTAGCTGCCTCATCCCGAGTGACTCCCTCGGTATCCATGAGTTTTACAATACAAGGTTTAGTTAAAAAATAACCGATAGGTCTATCTTCAATAACCATTTCCTCAATATCTGCGATGATGTCTTCACCAGACTTCATCAAAACCAATTTAACTGTCATGTTTTTTCTCTTTTCCATCATATTTTAGCAAGAAAAAAAGAAGGAGTCAACCTAGATTTTGCCAGGGACTCCTTTGCGCCGACGATATTCAGTTTTATTTATTTTTATTTATAGGTAATCCTTTCTCTTATGATATTCTGGAACAATTCTGCCCAAAGTAACAGTAAGAAGTCCATCCTCAAATTCTACTGCTCGCACCTCTGTATCATCAGAGAGAGTCCAAGATCTTGTAAAACTACGTTGAGCTAGACCTTTGTGAAGATAGTTTGATTCTGTCTCTTTATCTTCTTTTTGTCCCTCTACAAAGAGTTTACCATCTTGCGTATAGACAAAGACCTCTTTCTTTTTAAATCCAGCAAGGGCAAGTTCAAGTCTTGATTCTACATTACTAACTTGAACTAGATTATATGGGGGATAGTTGGAAGTCGTTTCGTGCAGATGGAAAAGACGGTCAAAATATTCGTCCATTCCAATAGAGTTGCGAGTGATCTTCTCCATCAGTGCAGGCAAATCCGCAGCAGTATACCTCGTAAGGTTAGTCATTATAGTAGCTCCTTTAAAAGCGAGTTTTTTTGTGTGGACCCTTTCGGCGTCCTGTATTAATTATACAATATCTTATAAAAAAGAGGGTGTTGAAAACCCTCTCATTTTATATGGATATTACTATCTGAAAACTAATAAAAGTTTTAAGGTATGAATATCAACTAAGTTTTGAGTATTATGGGTTGAAAACTAACAAGAATTTTACACCCTGAACACCGATTTTTCAGACCTTCATAGCATAGCACATAAAAAAAGGGGTGTCAACCCCTCTGAGATTATTCTGGTTCTACTGGTTTTCCCTTTTTACCAATATTATACTTCTGCTCTAAAATCCATTCGTTTTTTTCTTTATAAGAAAGCACTTTAATTTGATTAAGAGGTGCGATATCAGAGATTGCATCAGGTTTTACAATATCAAGTAAACCCCAATCAATCAAAAGTTTTGTAATTCTATTTCTGCGTTGAACGTCATTGATGGTTAAGTTTGCATGTTTTCCGTCAAGAGCAAACAGTTCTTTAAAGTGAACAATATAATACCTGCCTTGTTTGTGTAGAATATGGCAAGACTGATAGAGTTTCTTTTCCTTTCTAGATGCAACTCCAATACGAGTCAACGTTTCACGAACTTTTAGAAAATCATCAGGTTCTCTTAAATTTACCTCAACCATCTGATCTTGTGACCAGGTAACAGTTGGTTCCACGGTAGTCATCTTGTTCCTCCAATGTCAAGTTTTTTCTTAATAAAACTCATCTGTTCATTATTTAGGATTTTTAAAGCCTGAGACGCTTTTTCATTACTGTAACCATAATAACGTTTGATGCATTCTAAATCGTTGATCTTATCTTTACGGAGCCAAGGAGAAAATCTCTTTTGCTTCCTAATGGTATTTAGATAAAAATGATACTGCATGTCTTTATCAAGTTGATGATGCAGATTCATTTCATTCGCAAACATAATACAATCAAGATGTCCCGAAAGACATTTATTAATAATGTATGGAGGATATGTTTTTATAATCTCAGGACCATCTTCCAATAAATTCTTTTTAGTTACATTTAGAATTCAACCAATCTTTGAGTTCCATCACTTAAATACCGCAGTGACGCTAACAATTGTTGCTCCAGGATTACGAGCAAGTGCTACTTGTTTTGCATCTTTATAGTCTCTGGCAATCACTTCCTCTTTGAAGACTGTGCCAGCTTTGAATAGAGTCACTTCACATTTCATAATTCATCAATAGTAGTTCTTTACGCTGTTTTTGTTCTCGCATATATTCACCAACAGAACGCATTGTGTAAGTCAGATCAAACTCCGCTGCATTCCAGTTCTTAAAGCGATCTTTAACAAGTTGGTCTGAATTATAACTTACCAATTGGTCCATAGGATTAGCATCGCAGTCAGCAGCAAACTTATCGTGATCAAATCCTTTGTGCATTGATCCCTTACGCCCATAGAGGTTATCCTTAATATCATAAGG